AGTGGGTTGCCATCGAGTGACGTTACGGTGTCATTCACCGCAAGGTCGGCAGGAAGAATACCCAGACCAAATGCACCAATGATCGCTGAACCAGTGGAAGCTCCAACGAACGGCAGCGAAATCAACTCTGCGGTGACTGTACCTGCTGTCGCAGTACCCGACCCTGTAATTGTGCCAGTCGGCGGTACACCCGTCAGAAGCTGAATCCACATTTCAGTACCGGCGGTCGTACTATCAATAGCCAATAGCTGACCCGTACCACCTGTCCATGTCAGGGCTTCGGGTTCTACAAACGTACCAGCCGGAGCCGAGATTACTACGTGATGGGTAATGCCTCGGAATACGTCACCCGGAAGGCCATAGAGACTCTGGTCAACATCACGAGCCGGGGTATCAACTCCGATACCAGCAACACGAGACTGAATCCACTTCGCTCGCTCGTAGAATTGATTGATCGTAAATGTGGCTTTAGTCCAGTTCGAGTAGTAGAACTCGTTGGTCGTGTCAGAGTTAGCATCAAGAGGAGTGTAGCCTTCGCTGGCATTGACTATCGTGTCCCACGTAGCAATCGTTCCTGCGGCGGTGTTGTTGTTCAAGTCATTATTCGCGGTTAGTGCGAGTGTATTGTTGCCTCGGTTAGTACCGCCACCAATCGAGAACTCGGTGTAGACCGTACCCAACTCTCGCTGCGTACCAACCAAGCGCCGACCGTCAATGTCTACACCAGCAGTACGAACTTTAATTAAGAAGCGATGAGTCGTAGAAGATGGAGCATCCGCTACAGCCGTAAGCATCTTGGGCTGGTTCCAGAAGTCATTGATTACGCGCGCACCATTCTGAATAATCTGAATGTTGGTCGAGTTACCAAAGCACTGGATACCGTCATAGATGTCCGTACCACCACCGTAAGTAATGGACGTATCGTAGATGTGTTCTTCTGGACCTTCAGCGGTGGCCGAGGTCAGGATGTAGCCGTTCAAAAGGCTGACGTTAGTATCCGCGCCCAATCGCTGAGATGGCACAAGGTCGATAATCGCGATCTGATCGTCACCCGTATCGGATGGCGCGTCAGCCAAATCCATCAATGCCCTGTGAAGCTCAATACCTGTGACATACGTCGGGGCTGTACCCGCGTGTAAGTCTCCGATGTACTCGATCTCTTTAGTCGCTCGAGTAATTTTCCAGTCTGCTGCTACCCATGCCATGTCTTTATCTCCTTAACCGATTTTCAGTTCCATCTGTGAGTATTGATGTTTCCATCAGTGTTTAGTAGCTTGGATTGGAGTAGCAACAACGCGCTGCATGGCTCCACCCTCTGAGCTTCTTTGGATATCAAAAGTGTAAGAAATAGCCTCTCGTTGAGCATTCGCCTCATGTATCTGAGTCAGAACATCGCGCAGAGGGCCTAAATCTATTGGGCTGCTTGTCCCAAACGTCTTAGACGTTTGAGCCCGAATCATTTTCTGGAGAGTTGCTAAAACCTCGAGCTGGGACTGGCTTCTAAGTTGGTCTGCAGCCATGCGAGTAGAATTCTGTTCGATCATTTCATTGAGCTTTTCGATAAGTTCGCCAAATCGCGCTACCTCACGAGTCTCAGGATCGATCTTCAGCTTTGAAGATTCTGACAATTCATGCAGTTCTTTATCTGTGAGCTTTCTAACCATTCAGACAATCTGCCAGTTGTTTCAATACGTTACGTTCGTTTACCGCTCTTTCATAAGCATCCTGGGCACTTTCAGTCAGCGTTCCCATTCGGCCATTTGGCAACACGACTCTATCAGTAAATGTGACATCTTTGAAATTCTGATTTTCAGCCAGCCGCGGTCGCATTGCCTCAGCCCTTGCTAGCATCGTATCAACATTAACTGGGTCGTTAGTTAAATTCTTACTGGCAGTTGTCATCGCTAATATGAGATCCGTCCATTCGCTCAATGAATTACTATCAGACTGCGCTAGGGTCTTTACCCCATCCATATACTTGCGAACTTGGGCGTTCGTCATATTGTTGAGATCCAGACCTTCCTGATCGAAAAAGTCCTGTGCCTGCTGGAGCTGGCCGAGCAACTCCTCAAGATCTTGGTCGACTTTGGCGGTACGGCTAAATACCTGATCGCCACCAAGTTCGCGATCTAAAGCCTCCATCAGTACATTCGAGTCGTATTCGGAGATATAACCACCCTCATACGCCAACTCAGCAATAGCGTCGATCGACTTCCCAGTCTTGCTGACTGTTCCAGGACGAACCTTATTCAGGTCCCTAGCCGATAGTTCGCCACCCTGATCCTGTATTCCTCCAACACCCCTAATCATGTCAATTAGGCTGTCACCATAGATATCTCTGGTATGTGGAAAATCACCTGAACGAACTCGATCAATAAGGGGATCAAGATCCATATTGATGTCCTCACCAGCCTGAGTCAGTGATGCTGGTAGCTCGCTCGAAATACTAGCCAGAGTCGATTTATGCAGCTTCATAGGATCAATGCCAGCCTGCTGAGCCTTATTCATAATAACCAGAGAGTGCAGTTGAGCCATCTTTTCAGCGACACTCTGGCTGTATCGACCGCCGCTAACCAACATGGCGGTTGTATCCTTACTAATTTCATCCTGAACAGTGGTATCAAATTCCTCGCCGAGAGCCTTCTTGATATTTGCTATGTGAGTGTCTTGTTCGGCAAACCAAGCCTCACTATCTCGCTGCGTCATATCGCCTTCGCGAATACGCAAATCCTTTATTAGACCTCCGTGGTGCTCCGTAGGCGCGATTTTGTCTATATACGTGGCAAATGGGATCACTATGTCGACATCGGTCGCATTAGACTCTTCTGTGTCGATACCAAGCTCTAATGCGGCCTGCTCTGGATCTATCCCCTGCCCCTGCCAGTATTTACGCCATCCAGTGGAGTCGACTCGAATCTCGGTCAGGGGCCCTTTCTCCTGAACACGTTCAACAAACTTCTTCCATGCGGGTTTCGACTTTTCTCTGGTCTCAGAATTTTCAGCCGCATCGCCAAGCTGACGCCACTGTGCTTGCTGCTCCTTGGCTGCCTTGGCTCGGATAGCGTCTCTTCTGACATTAACCAACGGTCCTGCACTAGCAATAATTCCTACTCCATACATCGTCTTAATGGCAATGTCTTTCATCGAGTCGAAGTACTCTTCCTGAGTGATTGGCGCCATCTCAGGTCGATTGTCACCAGCGTTTCGGGCTCTGGACTTTAGAATTTCACGAGCGGCTGTCTGTGCAGATTCTTGTAGAACCTCAGTAGTAATCTCAGTTGCTACACCCTCTCCATACTGCAATGTCATGCGACCAGCAGCCGCCTTGAATGTAGGCTGATTGAATATTTTCGTAATGTACTTGGCAGTAAGATCCTTCTGAACCTGTCGGAATCCAGGTAAGCGCTTAGTAACTCCGCGAAATCCAAGCTGCTCCAGCGGAGCAGCAACAATTCCGTAAACAGTAGCGCCAATCTTTGCATCATGCTCATTAAGTCCAAGCTGAACAAAATCATCATAAGCAAGACCTCGCTCAAGCTGATATGTTGCTTTAAGTCCACCAGTCAGAAATCCAGCCGTCATACCTGCACTAGCACCTATGGCAGCTCCTGGAATAGCGCCAATGCCGCCAACGGGCGTTGATAGTCCAGCACCTGTTGCACCACCGTAAAGCATACCTGCAGCCGCGAAAAGAAGTGCTTCATCAGCACTCTCCTTGGCTATGAACCCCATAATTGGTAGCTGCTGAGCACCAAGGACTAAGAATTTTGCAAAATGAGAATCTGCTCCAAAGTCATTTGCAGAACCATCCAAAAGCGATCGAAGTTCTTTCATCCTTGGGATGTCACTTGGCCGCTCGTCACCCGCTAGACGCCGATTAACCATCTTGGCAAGTTCTACCTGACCCTTTCCAGCGTCCCAACCCATCTGTACCTCATCCCAGGTACGCTCGACGGCTGTCATGTGCTCACGATCGCGCTCTAAAACGGCTAAGTTGTACGGATCCTCCGCGGCAAATTTGTTGAAAACGGATGCGCCATTTTTTTCGTCAGTGTATTCGTCGTAATTGAACTGCTGCTTTTTAAGCATCGTCTCGAGGTTATCGAGATCGGAGTCGACTACCTCGCTTGGGAGTTTTGTTGTTGCAGCAACATTGAATACACGAGTTGCTCGATCAGGATCGTATTGCAAATCATTGGCTATACTTAGCCGCTGCTTGCGAAGATTTGCATCTTGCTCAGCTCGATACTGTTCAGAGATTGACAGTTCGGCCATTACTCACCTTTCAGACGACGAATAATCTCGCTATCGTCCATGCCATTTTCCATAGCAAAAGCCGCTCGCTGTATATCAAAGTCGTTAACTTTTCCTGTCATTCCAGCTCCACCCATTTCCACTTTAGTTTTTGCTAGCTGTAACAGATACTTATAAACAGTCAAAGGTGAACCAGTGATACTTGTTTGCTTTTCATTGATTATTTCAAGCGGGATATAGGCATCATTTTTCTGCTGCACTGTCATTTTGTAAATGGGAATTTTTTTATCAAACCACATTCTTCCAGCATCCTCGACCCAAGCCTCTTCTTTCAAAAGTCCGACTAAGATACGATTTTTCGATTCCGGATCAAGTTTTACTGGCGGAGTATGCTTGTTCTGTTCCCTGACAATCTCAGCCTGCAGGCGCAGCGAAAGAGCAGCAGCAACCTGTTGCTGCTCTGGACTCTGACCATTTTTACCCATGAATCCGTTAGCAACAAGAACTTCATTAACCATCAGGTGAGGAGCCTTACCGCCGTCATAAACTGGCGTCTTTTCAGAAGCCTTTAGGGCCAGCCACTCAGACTCAACATCATTCCACTCTTTTTCGGCAAAAGCGTTGCGAAACCATGGCTGGTAAATATCCTGTTCAACCTTGCCGCCCTGACCGTAAGGTTGCATCCGATTCCATTCCTCAACAGACATGGATCCATCACCGGGATCAATAAATGTCGTAACGTCTGGCCATTGCTTATCGTACTGCTTCCGAATCGAAGCCTCTTTCAGGGCGTTGTAATGCACTGAGTTCAGGTCCTTCAGCTCATCTGCTGGAACACTCTCAAAGTAGAAGCTCGGATCCTCTTCCATACTCCGATAGGTTTCCTCATATACATCAGCACTACGCTTGTTTTTTGACGTCACAACATCATTTTCAGCCTGTCGAGCGTACTGGTCAGCCTGATCTCGAACGGAACCCTGAGAATTATTGGCAATGTATTTTTGCTGTTCGCTAAAATTCTCTGGGTAGAGTGTTTGCGCTCTTGTAGCAACATCGTGAGCCTCTATCCTCTTCAGGTTTTCCTTGTCGACCGATATAGCAGAATCCAGCATCTTTGCTGCAGTATCGGCATGAAGAAAATCAGCAATGGACCCAGTGCCCTTTCCTTGCCGAATGTCCTCTGCGGTTAAAGGTCCAATCCCAGAGTTGTATTTTCCATTTGTATTGACAGGTTTTTTACCTTCATTCTCCTGCCAGACAGGAAGTAGTTTGGCAACGTAATTCTGTGTTTCTGCAGGAGCGTGAGCCAACCAGTCGTCGCCGAATTCCTTTTTTGCTTTGGCAACATTAGTGCCACCCCAGTTATAGGCGGCCAGCGCTGCAGCAGGGTCTCCGAAGCGTTCGAGCTGCTTGGCGAGATACTTAGTACCGCCCTGAATGTTCTGGTCAGGATCAAGGCGATCCGTAACTCCCATATCATAAGCAGCGTCCTTTCTGAGCTGCATGAGGCCCTGAGCGCCGGACGCATTTACTGCATCAGGATTGCCACTTGATTCCACATCAATTTGAGCTGCAATCAGCTCAGCCGGTATGTTGTTGGACTTCGATGCTCTAATGATTGATTCAGAATGGTTTCCGAGTGATGTTCCGTAGCCTGTACGGTAAGACAGCGTATCCTGCAAAAGTGGAATCTGTTCACTCTCTGGCATCGCTTCAATAGAGCGTAGCGCCATTTCCTGAGTCATGGATTCACGCTCTTTCGCAGCATCATCGCGACTTACATGACCCTTTTCCTCTCTTGCGTTTATGACATCTAGCTGGCCAAGAACGAGTCCAACACGATCAGCCTGAGAAGCCCCAGGTAGAGACTTCATCGCAAACTCTTTTCCATCTCTATAGCGAGCGTCAGATTCGTCAATCTCTTTGATTCTGGAAAGGCCACCAACAGCAATGCCTCCCTGAGCCTGAATAAGATCGCTCTCAGATCCAATTATTGAAAGATCATCTGGAGCAAGCTGGAACCGTCTTAATACGTCATCTCTAGCCGCCGTAAATTTGCTTGAGTACTTTCCGCCGATCGACTTCCAATCGGGATCGTCCTTCAAGGAATCTCGAATCTGAAGATCAGCTTGATGAATCTCGTTTCTAGCCAGCGCGTAATTAAGTCTGTCCTTCTTTTCTTTCTTGGCAATGAGCTGATTATTGAATTCATCAGTTTTTCTGACAAACTGTTCAGCCAATACTAGGCCACTGGAATCAGGAGAATCCACACGATTGGTTTGCAGAGAAGGTCTCTGGCCGTAGTCAGAAGCCTGTGGAAGCCTTGGCATTATTTATTACCTTTCATCTTATCCATAGTTCTTGGTAAGTCCCATTACGCCACCGCCACTACCAAGATAGGATGGTTGTGATAGATTGGCAGTAGTCCATGGGGTACTACTGGCTGATGGAATTTTTGTAGAACCTCCAAATGCACCCGCACCATAGGCAGACAAAACTGTCGTTGCGGCCTCGATGTATCCGGAATTCAATGCTGCATCTCCTTCCTTCATTGCGTTTTCCGATTTGACGCGATAACCCTCTGCCTCGGTTTCTCCGGTATAAAGCTGCGAGAAAATTCTGTAATCACCCTCAGCGTTAAGATCGCCAAGAATATTGATTACACCTGGATCATCAACTCCGGCACCGGAAGCTGCAGAAACAGCTATTGCCCGAGAGTGCATCCTCTCTTTGACAATCTTGTCACCTGCGATTGCAGCAGTCGTCGCGGCCATAGACCGATTACGCGCATCGCGATAATCTTCAGCTTGCCCGTATGCTACCTTTCTTGCTTGAGCCCCTTTGTTCAGGGCTGCAACGGCCATCACAGCCAGTATCGCTATCTGAGCCATCCGTATAACGCTCCCTGCAAATGTGTAAACCCAAGTCTATTCAGGATTCTACAGCCTTCCGCATGTTCGGCGACAGCCACCAACGGGCCCTTGTATTCTTCGCAAAATTTCATGCTTTCCTTAATAGCTCGCATTACTGTGATCGATCGTAGATAAGGCATTAGCTCAGGAGAAATATCACAGAAGTACTTTCCATAACCATACTCTCGAACAATGCCAATAATCCCAGCAACCTTACCGTCCATCTCGGCGACTATTGCTTTCATGGTGCCATTTTGTGGTGCACCAAAGAATTCAATTATGTCGTCCGATCTTGCAGATCTTGTCAGGATCTTCGGGGTGCTGCCCGTGGACTTGAATACTCCACTGACTGCATTTCCGTAATCACTGCTAAAATCGTACAAGGCCGCGGCGCTGCTGCTTGCAGGCATATTCGTGAATCCTCATCCCATGTTCCACCAAATGGGAAATCATCCTCATGGTAGGTGGCGTAAATTTGATTAGGCGTCTGTACTTGCCCTCTCGATACCTTCGGCAAATCTTGAAGATTGTTAAAATCAGGTCCGTATTGAAGTCCCTGATAGTGCATATTTTGGGCAATGAACCCAATGCGATTGACCTTCTTCTTTTCTAGCAAACCAATACCCGTCAGTTCGGCCAATTTTGCACTCTTGTATTGAGCGGTATAACCAAGTCCAACAATCACCTCAGAGGCTGCAACAGCAAGCGCGTTTGTTAAAGCTCCACCAGCAGTCACAACGTCAGTACCGATATCAATACCATCAGCCCAGATAACGACCGTTTCATCACGCAGATGTAGAAGCTCGGTTGTAAATGGCGCCGTTGTTGGTGCTCCTGAATAATGAACGAAAGAGTCAGCCATCTTGTTAATGGTGCCTCCTTCCGCCTCAGACTCGAGCGCCCACTTGCATAGGTGACGCTGATCCGCTCCATTGATAGTGCGCTTTACGACGTAGTAGACCTGATCCTCAACTACACCCGGCAACACTGAAACATCCTCAATCATTCCCCCGGCGCCAAGCGAATTAATTTCAACCCAACAAATCACATTCTCAAGACGATCGAACACAAGCATTCCAACGGTTCCATCTTCTCGAACGCAATGTACTCGGATGTCAGGTTTCATTTGCACGGCTATTTGAGTAATGCCAACTTTATTGAAATCTGGCGCAAAGATAGACAGATCAAGCGACTTGTAATCCTGCTCATCGAGATTATAGGTCAGCTCATACAGGCGTTGATTGGTGCGATCAACAAATACACCCCTGGAACTTACCGTTTTGACATTGAAGTTGAATGGAGTGAGCGGCTCGTCGAATGAGTTCGACCGTGCACCAAGAGGTGAATTGCCATCAAAATTCTTAGCATCAACATTGGCTGAATTGTCCGAAGTACCAAAAAGCAGCCGACCCATAGAAAGAAGCCAATGAATAACTCTGATTGGACCAAATCCTATACTTCTGGATATTGGACCGCTGTCACCCTCGACGTTATCATCGAACGATTCGTAAGAATCAGAAACGGATCCCCATATTTTATCAAGACCAGCCCACCACAATCGACCTTCATGCAAGGAAACAGCAGTTGGATAACCCCTAGCCGCTGACCATTCGCCCTCCCACCAATCCTTACTTGGTAAAATGCTGCCAAAGTCCTGCAGGACCTGACCAAATAGTGTCGTAGAGTTATTGAAGAATCGTGCACGAAAAATACCCTGAATTGATCCGCCGGTATAAGTGAGCGTGACGGTTGCAGTTCCGGTAGGAACACCTCCAGATTTTGTGCCAATCCGATAATAGATTATCTGACCTTCTTGACCGTCCGTATAATTGGTCGATATTGGAGACGTAAATGTAGTGCCTTGATCGCTCCATGGAGCATCACCAGTAAATGAAAACTGTAGATGAATAGTTCCTGTGAAAGTACCTTCGACAATAATGCCAAATGTTCTGGCAGTGGTAGATCCTGTAACTCTGATCGGGGCTGTCCACTCATCACCGGGCGCGTTTACATCTGCCGTAACAGTCTGACCTTGAGAGGCAACTCGCCATAATGATCTAAACGTGGCGTGTTCAGCCTTGAATATAGGTTTTGATGCAGTAAGAGTAATGTCTCCGGCAATAGCTGATGCCTGAAGAGTAATTCCAGAGGTGTTTTGCACTCGAAATGGGCCATCTTCTGGAAGGTAGTAAGACACTGACCATGAACGTCCATCTCCTCGACGCTCAATTTTAGTAAGCCTCTCAGCGTTGTATTGAAGGCCAGTAAGGTCAGTATTTTTACAGGCCACATAAATGACATCGCCAGATTGTGTCCACCGTAAATATTTTAAGTCTGTACCGGAATACGCTGTAGGTATATCGAGCAGAGTATTGGTTTTAACGACGACACTCTGTACCCATACATCAAACTTACGCTCATTAGAAAGCTCAACGTAATAGTCTCCGGTTGGCGTAAAGGCAAGTACATGAATTCCAGTATCTAGCAATGTCTCGGTAACATAGTCATCCAGACTAACCACTGATCCAATCTTAAATCTGACTGGCCCCTCTCTAACACTTACTTCCAGCGCGTGTTCTATTCCGACATCAGTAACTGCGACGCGCTGCCGTATGATGCCGAAATCAGTGCCATCTCCATGTATTTTTGCATCACCAGCGACGTTTAATGCAACACCATTAGTATCAGATACATCCTGCCAATCGTTTACACCTACCCCAAGAGGTGAGTTAAAACTGGGATCTGTAATGGTATCTACCGTAGCTGGGAAAAAAACTGGTACATCATTTATTCTGACGCGCATATAGGTGATACCCATCTCAAGCATCGCCGTATCATCAACGCCAAAGGTGAAAGGTATATTCCTGAATGGAAATGTGGGAAATCTTCCGCTACCGATATACTCAAGCCCAGGACGGATCATCATCGATCCGAGCACCCGAGGAACCCAGTTAGTCTGGGTCTCGGCAGACATGGCCATACGCTCTAAATCAATGCGTGATAATCCCCTCGGAGAGATAACTCCCCGATTGAATGCCAGCAGCTCTCTAGTATCGTCAGCCATTATCCGATCAGTTGACCACGATTACCGCGGTCTCTACGTCCACTCCTGCCGCGCCTAGAATTGGCCCAGCCCCCCTGTGGCGCGAACTGTGCTGGAGACTCCATTGCATCAGTTCCTTTTGCCTTTAGAAGCGCTCGTTCAAACTTCGCTTCCATCGTTCTTTCTTTCAAATCAAGACCGGAGATTCTTGGCGCAACTTTGTATGCCAAATAATGCTCAACAAACTCCGTAAAATTTGGTGGCCAGAGCGAGTAATCCCCACCAAACTGTAAATCTGATGACACGTACTGCAAGTAAATAATTTCTGTATCGCAAAAAATCCACTGAGCTTCATCCGAATACTGAGTAATAGGCATCTTAAACCGTTCGTCGTAACAAACCATCATGGTGCGAAGAAAATCTGCTGGCGGCTTCTCAAAACCATATTGATAGCCAAATGCTGGAGTTACTGATGGATTTGCGACGAGCTCTACCGATCGGGCAGCAAAGTTCCATTGCCCCATCTGCAGGCAGCGCTTAACCATATCGTTATCCCAAATATCATCGCACTCATAGCGCGGCTCGCGATTCTCAGTCAGATCGGCCAGACGGCGCTCACCAAGGATAGTCAATGCGCCATTGTAAATCGATAATTGGTCAGTCATGTCTTACTCCAAGCCAGCGCATCCCTGCGCTAATGTTCATTCCTTGATCGGCAATTCTACTTAGGTTTAACCCGATCGACAGCCATCTGATGATTCAGCGCCGCTCTTTCTGCCAGTGATTTTGACGCGAATCCGTCCTTCATTACCTTTCCGTCACGCAAAAAACGGAATTTATAAACCGCACCAGCATAATCAACCGAATAGCGAGATGGCTCTGCGCGAGTTGAAGCATTGCTGCGAAGGTCATAAAAGGTCTTTTTCACAACATGAGCGAATTCACGCCCACAGTTTGCAACGTGCAATACCAGCTCCCACTCACCATTGTCCGGGCGAACAATGAGAGTATCGCCAATCGTCATGCGAGTTGAGACATGAGCCCAGAATCCCTCATCCATGCACTGCTCTGGCGTTACACCAACCGGAACATTAACCCGCAAGTGAGTGTTGTACTCTGCCTCGAGCCCTGTCCTGGAAAGGATTACTGGATTAGCCCGAGCTGTTTCGGGTTCGTCGGACTCGACTTCTGGTTCTACTACTTGTGCTGCTTCAGACATTATCTTCTCCAAACAAGAAAGGGGTAGACCCGAATGAGTCTACCCCTCGCATTGTCACGCAGATTACCCGGCTATACCAGTTATACCAACGGGATGTCGTTCACATCTGCTGCCGTAGCTGTTACTGCCGCTACGAAGTGCAATGACGTCAACGGAGTAGCTGTGTCGGCAACAATAACCAAGTCACCAACCTTCATTCCGAGATCGATGCCGTTACTGAAGTAGTTAGCTCCATTCACAGTTGCACGAGCGTCTGCTGATTTGTAGGTCCAAATTGCCGGACCCTTCTCACCCATTGCTGGAACCGCTACCTGCGGAGGATTTGTAGTTGCATAAGCCATTTCAAAGTCTCCTTATGCCGCTGCAAGAGCAGAACCGTCATGTGCTACCAAGCACACACCAGAATTCTGAAGCAGTTGTGAGCCCATGTAGATCGAAGTGCGGCACCAGCTATAGTCCTGCTCCTCGTCATACCCCGCCCGCGCTTCCAGATCGTCGGAATTGTACGCATGGCCGATTGCAGACTTGTGGAACATATAGCATTCCTCAGTCGCAGAGCCAGCGCCACCGCCGCCTGTCAGGTTAGGATGAACGACCCAGTTAATTCCCAACCAGCGATATGCTACTGGACGGTCACGCCATGCTGGATCAGCGGCGTCAAAAGGACCATTCATGGTGTAATCGCGAGAACTGAAGTCGTTTTCGCCCATCATGTAGGCCTCGTAGGCTGGCGTCACAATAAACGTGATGTTGCCATCCCAAGGTACATCGTTGTTACCAAGTACCGTTTTCGCACGGAGAGTACGAAGTGTTGATGCTACTACCGCCGCACCGATATTCACGGTGCTGGTTGCAAGCTCGCCAAGAATGTCCTGGTCAATCTTGCGATTGATTACGCCCATCGACGTTTTCTGCATGATCGCGCGCTGGTTTCCCTGCGATGCGAAGATGTTGAAATCAGTCTTGCGTACCAGATCATGCCATTCGACAAGTGTCGCAACGGGCTGGCTGAGGTTATCGCCGCGAGCCGGAATCAATCCGTTTACGCCGCGAGTCTTAGCGGTTGCTCCGCCAGAGTCAGCTACCAGAAATGTCGCCTGATTACCCTTGATGACCGATTCGGTCGTGGTAAACGTGCGAATTAATGACTGTAGCTGTTCAAAACCGGAAATGAATTCTTGCCGGTATTGGATTTGAAATGCTGTTTCGGCCATGTTGGCTCTCCAAAAGTTAGATTATCCATAATCCACTGTCGGGGTAGCCTGATCTTGCTGACCTTATGGGGTGTCCGATTAGGAGCCATAAGTTTCGGCATCAGGAGCCGTTGGGCGCCGGGGCTCTTACGAGGGTGTCCAGCTAGGTGTGGTAGGCGAAATTTACAGCGCCCAACCGTTGAATGCAATAGCGGCTGTAACTTAGTTACAGTCTACTGCACTCATCCACCTAGCTTCGGTCCCTGTCTTAGAGGTGTTCTGGCCTGACTAGAAGGAGTTGCCGGGAGCGCCATAGTGCCACTAAACCCAGGAGCTTCTGACTTATCCTTTTTAGTCAGACTTTTGAACCTTTCTGAGGTTTGGATTTTGCTAAATAGACCAGCCATATCAATTACCTGCTCAATGGAGTTTGAATTCCGCCAAGGCTTTTAGCCATTCTGGTGCCTGCTGGCCTGCTTGGTGTGGTTGTTGGAGAAGAGGTTGGAGCGGTTGGAGCCCTTCCGGTATATGCGGCTGATCCAAAACCCTTGGATAACGGACCCCTTGCCCTGACCTTTTTGATTAAACTTCCCATAAATAATCCCTTATTTTGCTGCTTGTTTAATCCGGATATCGTACAGCGATCTCAATCGATCCTGCTTTGCGACATCGTTATTGTATTCTGTCCGATGCTCTTTCATAAACTTTTCGAGATCCTTAATCTCGTCATTCAGGGACTGTTGAGCAGTAATGCTATCGCCGCCCATTTCCATAACGGGATTAGTGACGCGAGCCAGTGCAGCCAAACCCTTTAGAACATTAGGATCGTTCATAAAGGCCCGACCGTCCTGATAGCGGCCATTCAGAATCTGTTCGGCAGCTTCCTTGCCAAAGGTCGACGCAACCAGACCATTGACCAGATTGATGTTGGCGCGGTAGTCGGGACCCCAATCCGTGCGAAGCTGGTCGTTTGCTTCTGTGGATTGCTGTAAATCCATTTGCGCGATTTGATCTTGCTGCTGTTCGGCAAAATTGTTGTACCACTCGATTGCTGCATGAGCGTATTCCGGAGGCGCGTTTTTGGCGTGTAAAGCCCCCATGAAATCCTCGAAGATTGCTTTGTCTTGTTCACCAACAACCATTCCTGTAGGTAAATTCTCCAAATATCCCTTCGGTTCTGCCGGAATACCATTGGCTTCGCGATACGCTGCGATGTCCTCCGGCTTAGCTTCAGGTCCAGGAGGGGCCTTATAGGCGCCACTTGAAATAACTGTACGCTGCTCGCGAAACGCATTACCAAGATCGGCAGCAGAATTATAGCGCTGCAACGTCGACAAAAACTTGTCGTCATCACCAGCAATCTCTTTGCGCCAGTCTTTGTTTTTCAGGCCATCGAATTCCGTCAGAAAAGCGTCCGGCGTCTCATAAGACTTCAGCGCCTCAGCACGATCGGCGTTATCGCCGACCAGAGACGTCGACCAATGATCTTCACCGGGATTGATGGTTGTAACTGTTTTCTGTTCTGCTGGCATTATGATTGTTCCTTAATTGATCGAGATGCGATTTTATCTGGGTCCGTCCTTGTCGGTGCCGCCTTTAGCATCCATACCAAAGTGGTTCCTGCGTGTCTCCTGCCTTCAGCAAACGCCGTGGAATACGGATCTCCAGGACGAAAACTTGTGTCGTGTGTACCGAATGCGCGAATCATATACTCCAACGCCATTCTCTGCTGCCTTTCACTAGCCTGACCCTCCCAGACCGCACGGAGAGCTTGAACTTCAGCTTCCGTGTAGTCCGGACGCGCCAGAGGATCCTGTTTCGGCTTGCAGGATGCTACATCCTCCTGAATCATGCAGCCTGCTCAGCTTGTGAAAAATCTCTCGCCGCCTGACCGCCTGACTTGGCCAGTTCCATCTGCTCCTCAGCTCGAGCCTGTTCGGCATTCGCCTGCATAATGGCTGCAACCTGATCTTCGGTCCTGAGATGTCGCGCCTCTACGCCGATTCCTTCCAGAGCTGCTCGCAACGCTGAATTCGTATCCATGAGAACACCAGCATTCGGATCCAGAGCCATCGCGCGCTCAATGATATCGCTCGATTCGAGGAATGTTGACGCCTCTTTACGCTCGATCGCATCGTGTAACGGCGAAACAAACTTGAAGTGAATGTTGCGGCCCTGAAGATTGCGAGGAATATCCTGAACAGATCCAAAATAGCCAGCACGTAAAAGACCGTCGAAGGTGTCCTCACAGAGTTGCCCATTGTATTCGTGCTCCATGGGCTCAAAGAGTGGTAAGGCTGCCCGAACATACTCTTCTACGCGCTGGCCCGTCTCGAAAGCCGTCATATCACCTTCCGGCGGCGGCAATGTCAGCTTGTTGATGTAAAAAGCCTCAGCAAGCATGGACATCTGATGATCGCGAACCTCATAACCCTTCGGCAAACCAGTCCTGTCCTGACTCAATGGCCTGAGAACTTCGCCTTTTCGTTCGTCGTATTCAGAATCGGCCCAGGTAATGCCGCCTGAAAATAATTGAATATCGCCCCTGACCGCTTCAGTGGTCGCAATCATCGGTGGACGCACGGACATTTCGCCAGCCTCCAGCAACGTCAGCGACATGGCCTGAAGCAGACGAGCGTCCGGCAACCCGGCAACAGCGGCAGGAGAATACGCATACTGTGATCCGGATACTGTCTGCCAACGTGGCAGCGTAAAACCATGACTCATCACACCGTATTCGCCCATAATGTGATTGTTCTGAACGTCCAGATACACCAGCATCCATGGGTATTTGGCGCCCTGATCCATCTGCCCACGGTAAACGTCGGTCGATACGATCAGCCGCATACAATCAGCCTTAGCGATATTGTCGTTGACCTTTACTCTGGTCATGTTCGGATGAAGATTCAATTTCAGCTCTTTAAGCTGCTTGATTGTCGGCTTCCACTTCACATAAATCTCGCCGATCGCACCATCGGCCTTCTCACTCCAAGCAACATCACGAAGATGCCACGTTCGATACAACAGGTGCGGAACCTCAGCGTTATAAACAATCTCTCGCGAAATACAGCATTGGCCCGTCAGAGCAAAATCAGCATCGCCTTGTGAGGTGGCACGAATGAACTGAGCCTTGCGATCGTACATCGCAGATCGCTGTCTTTTTGTCGCCCACTGCAACCACGCTTTGTCGGACTGACTTAATGAAGGTTCATCATCAACCGAAATCTCAAACCAGTCTTTGGCTCGAGGACGCAACATCGCCGCAAATGAATTGCTCAGGTCACGGTGCACAATGATTGGATAGCTTGAATACAGGTTATCGGCAAATTCCTCACCAATATAACGATTCACTGTGAAGTCGGCACGTTGCGGGTAGAAATTCTCCGCCAGCTCTTGCCAGAGACTTACTATGGCTTTGCGTTCTGAAAAGAACGTCGAGCCACGAATAATCAGATCTTGAGGTCGCATCATTTACCCCAGTTTGTCGGAGTTCGTGAGAACCGTACCGGCTCTCGATCCTTGGCGCTTTGCTGCCTTGCGACGCTCGTTACGCTTTAGTAATTCAGCGTCCGGAACATCAGCACCAGCGTAAATCTGGTCCAGCGCATTTTGCTTCTTAGCTGTCTTTTCGAGATTTATTTCATGCTTTGTCTTGTAGCCCTTAAAGGTGCTCAAATTCCATAACCTAGCACCAGTATTTTTCAATCCAGACATCAGTGTCTCCTTGAGCCACGCCGAGGACCATAATTGACTTGCGGTTGACGCTTTCCGGCCAGTGTACCCACTCTCTGATCCTGCCGCCACGCCGTCGCCATAGTAAGCGCTTTATCGCCAGCACTCCAGCACATCATAACCGCATCACCGCGGTCTGGCGATCGCCGCAATAACTTCACAACATCCTTCTTCGGCGTCACCTTGATTCCATTCGGAGTCAATTCCCATGTCGTCGCCGTCAAATCAGATACCAGCATCGGATCATCCGGCAACGCAATCGGGCTGCCACCATCCTGCCCAGGATCAAGAGCCTCACGAAAACGCCAGATAATCTCCGCACGTTTGTTGAAAAACTTGAGTTTCTTGTCCTCCGTTCGCCGTACCGACGGATCTACCCCAAGATGGCCAACACAAGTCACACCATTCTCGGTCAAATGACCGTATGCCTGTGCCCCCGTCGTTTCACCAACATCCAAAACAACCACAGAATCATGCCTGCGATGCTTGATAACCTTCGCTGCCAAGTCCGTACCGTGCGGCGTTTCTGCCCCCGGCGCGCAAATCAACGGCGCAAACCAGCCATCATGCCGAATTGAGATAGCACTCTCGTCCTTGCCACGAGCTCCATCGATACCCATCGCACATTGCGGAATCTGAAACGGCGGATCCGACGTCCAACGACCCTGAGCAAGACGAATCCAGTCGGTCGGAATAACCTGATCTGAATTGTCAACACGAGCGGCCATGAAGTTGCCATCACGAATCGCACTCCTGAGCGGCTCCGGCAACGCATCCAACTGCGCCGCATAACCTGAATCACGATAAAATGGATTGTCGTCCAAGGTCCCAGGTATGAAAGTCCTCGACATCGGAATCAAATACTTGTCACTACCATCATCGTTAAAATTGCCGCTCGGAATCTTTACATCAGGACCATCTATCCAAAAGTCCTGACCATCTTCATCCGATACACACCAACGCAATTCACCGGGCTTGGCTGGCTTCGGATACCGAGAATCTAACCACGGCGCAAACATCTTGATGATCCAGTCACCCGCCGAACTGGTCGGAGGATTACTCGCCAATACCGTCCTGCAACGCTGCTTCGGATCCTCACTTCGAACCCAACCCATCAAAAACCGAACCTGATCCTCACGATTCTGCACAACCTCATCGATCGCTAACAAATCGTGCGCCTGTCCCTGCCAGTGCTCATGGTCCGTCGACTTCGCCAATCCACCAAAATCAATCAGGTGTGGCTTCGCTTCCGAATGCCGAATCGTCTTTAAGCGCGGCGGAATCGAACCGTTGTAACCCTTCTCCGTACCATTGATCGCCTTCGCCCGGTCAGTAATTGCACTCAAATCCGTGTAGTGCTTGCGAATAATCAAACTGCGCTTGTGATACTCAAACGCCAATCCACATATCAAATCCGTCTTGCCACAACCACCCGATCCACCATAAAGCAAAATATCCGCTTCACAATTCACCGCATCCAACTGCGGCCCAACCGTCGGAAACCATAGCCGAGCAGTACTCCGCTCAGCTAAAAACTGGTCCATCTCCGCCTTCTTCTCATCAGAAAAACCCTGATACTTCTGCATCAGGTCATCCAACAGCGCCGACTCTTGACTCATCTACAGTGCTCTGAATTGAAAAAACGTGAACCCAACACCCGGCACATTAGACCCAAGCTGGAATCCAATGTAAAACTCCCGCTTACCCTTATCCGCCCTGGCTGGACCCCATGTTACTCGAAAACTGGAAAAAACACCCAGCCTCCGCCACCGCCACTTAAACCCCTCCTCCTCCATCGGATCACCAATAAAAGACGTCGGCAATAAATTGTCAACCTGAATAAAATCCTGCTCATCAGCAAATAACCGCCCAATAACATACTTGGCATTGCCAACCTTATTCCTCACCATCCTGTCCCACAACAACGGCCAAATACTCTCAAAATCCTCGTTCCGAAACCCAACCTCATCATTACCCCACAACCACCACATCTTCGGCGTCCGGAACCGTCCATCTCCCAACATCGATAACGGCACCGCCACCAAACCCAATATCGCCGCACCCCACATAAACGGCGCACATACAAACCAAAACAAAATCGACAAAATACCCATCATCCCCTCATCCTCACAGCTTCCTCACACCGCCGTACCCTATCCTCAATCGCCATCGGCTCAGCATCACCAACATAATCCGGATCCGCCAAACTCCACTCCAACACCGCACCCAACCGACCACCACCCCTAATCTCCGACAACATCGGCACCCAACATCCACCCCTGATCCCATAACCCAACCGAACCAACAACTCCCGCGTACCAACCGGACATACCTCAAGATTCATCACCTTCCCCAATACGTCTAAGACGTTTCACCTCGCCGACCCCTCATCAGCTCACGCTGATACTCATTGTACCGCTCTCGATTTTTTTTCCGCCACAAAATAACCCGTTCCACCGCACTCAAAGGTGTAGGGGTATCTGTAACAGTCACTGTAGCTGTCTGTGTAACTGTCCGAATTCCCGCGCCATCCTTTTCTTTTTTTTCTGCAGGTAAAACGGCGGGCCTACTCACCACCTCGCCCATCTCTCCACCATGCGCCTCGCTCGACCAGTGGCGACATTTGCATAAACGACAAAGAGGCTTCTCCATAACTAACATAACTAACATATAACTAACAATATAACTAACATTCCAGGATTTTTTTAAAACCGTGAGAGCTGGCCCCAATCCCCGCGCCGACGCCGCGCCACAGCGGGGCCACCCCTCCGCGATCGAGGCCCCCCCACAAAAATCATGCGGCAGAATCGCCAGCATCATCGGGCTGGGCTTGCTTGCTTGCAGGTGTGACTGGCTTGCTATCGCCTTCAATGGTTGCACCCGGCTTGGCGCGCTGGTCCTCCACCATGAACAGGGCGAAGCGCCTCATCTTTTCGCGCTCGCTGAGCTGAGTAATGTCATGCTTGACGGTCACACTGCCGGACTGCACTTGCTCCACCTTGTCGCCGTATTCGCCCGGTCTCAGCTTAGATAACAACCACTTACGGCTGTCTACCCTGAGCCTGCTACGCTGGATATGGTCCTGATCTACGGCCATGTATTCGTGACCATTTCGCCCGGTCTTGAGCACGTAGTCAGTCGTCCCGTCGTCCGAAATTGTGATGATTTGGTCAGCCCATTCGTCGTGCATCAACTCCCGCGCCTTGGCGTAACGGTCGCGCCACGCAGCATTTTCGACAGCCCACCTTAGCACCGTGGACTTGTGCGGCAGGTTTGGATCCCGGCAGACTGATGAGAGTGTTTCGCCTTCTGCCATCCTTGCGCAAATCTCAGTTTGCACGGCGTCGGTCAT